AAGGACAAGGGCGAAGAGATGGAAAGGGCCCAAGACAAAGCTGACGACGAGCGCAAAGCTAAGAAGGAAAATGCCGCAGCCGATGCGTTGGATAAGAAGAAGCCTTCCAATGTTAAAGAAACAGCGTCAGAGTTTTATCGCCGTTATGCTGATATCGTAAATGAAGCATTCGGAGATGACGATGATGAAGAAGATCCAGATGTTAAAGCCGCCGACAAAGTTAAAGGCAAGGATGGTGCTACACAGTCCGATGCTGAGAAGAAGCTTCCGCCTTGGTTACAAAAGAAAGACGCTTTTGCTAAGAAAGACAAAAAGTCAGAAGACAAAGGCGCTGCTACTACGAAGAAAGAAAAGATGGAAAGCATTCAGAAAGAGATTCAGCACCTCGAGTATTTGAAAGCAGCAAAGGCTATTAACGAGGCAGTTGATAAGAAGTAATTCCAACGGGATGGGAAATAAAAGGGCGCAAGCCCTTTTGTTTTGACTAAATACTATACGGGTCGCGATGTTACTAGCATCCACCCGCACTAGACGACCCAGGAGAGTCATATGTCCAGCAGCAACAATATTTATTATGTCTATGCGTATCTACGCAGTAAAGATTCCGAAACGGCAAAAGCCGGAACACCATACTACATTGGTAAAGGAAAAGGGAATCGAGCAGTCGCTAAACACAGAACTAAGATCGGCGGTGGAGTTCATACACCAACTGATAGTAAGATGATAGTGTTTCTTGAAAGAAACCTAACAAACGTTGGCGCTTGTGCCATTGAAAGGCAAATGATTCGATGGTACGGCCGCAAGGATTTGGGCGAAGGCATACTATTAAATCGGACAGACGGCGCCGACGGATCGGGCAGGTTTAGTCACCCGCAGACAGCTGAGGTGCGCGCCAAGATAAGTGCTGGGCATAAAGGTAAAGTTCTTTCGGTTGAGACACGCCAAAAACTTCGGAAAGCAAATCTGGGTAAAGTGCGTCCACAACACGAAAGAGACAAAATAAGTGCTTCAAGTAAAGGCAAGCCGAAAGCACCAAGAACAGCCCAACATACAGCTAATGTGAGTGCTGCTCTTAAAGGAATACCGAAAGGACCTCAACCAAAAGTTATCTGTCCACATTGTGGGTTAGAGGGCGGAAGATCAGCGATGACACGCAGACATTTTGATAACTGTAGATTTTTGGCTGAAAAACCTACCATATAGGTTGCTATGGACTAAATACATTTGTTAGCATAGTACATGAGGTATTATGTTATCTGACAAACAGAGACCAACTCTAAAACTTATTAAGGAGAAACACATCATGGCATTAACACTTTCGGAAATTCGAGCAAAACTAAAGCAGCAAGATGACAAGAAGGGCGGGGGTTCAGGAACATTTGGTGACGGATCAATTTTCCCACATTGGAACATAAACGAAGGCGACAGTTGTCGTATTCGATTCCTCCCAGACGCAGACCCAACAAACAACTTTTTCTGGGCTGAGCGGGCAATGATCAAATTGCCGTTCGCAGGGATCAAAGGCGAAGTAAACAGCAAACCAGTCGTAGTCCAAGTCCCATGTATTGAGATGTGGCCTGACATGGGTATGTGCCCAATTCTGTCAGAGGTTCGTCCTTGGTTCAAGGATAAGGACTTAGAAGAAATGGGTCGCAAGTACTGGAAGAAGAAGTCTTACCTGATGCAAGGTTTCGTTCGCGAAAATCCGATCAAGGAAGACAAGGTTCCAGAAAATCCAATTCGTCGTTTCATCATCAGCCCGCAGATTTTTAATCTGGTTAAGGCCGCGCTGATGGATCCTGAGCTTGAGAACCTGCCGACCGATTATGAAAACGGTCTGGACTTTACTGTCCTTAAGACAAGCAAAGGCGGCTACGCAGATTACAACACCAGCAAGTGGTCGCGTAAAGAGTCTGCTCTAACCATTGACGAAGCAGAAGCAATTGAGAAGTTTGGCTTGTTCAATCTTCAAGATTTCCTTCCTAAGCGTCCAAGTGCTGAAGAACTTGTCATCATTAAAGACATGTTCGACGCATCGGTAAACGGTGAGGCATACGATGGCGAGAAGTGGGGTAAGTTCTACAAGCCGTCCGGCTTTAACGACAATGCGGCCACCGAAGGCACCTCGACTACTACCACTGAGACTAAACCTGCACCCGCAGCCAAGGCACCAGTAGCAGCTCCTAAGGTTGAAGCTACAGAGCCGGTTGAAGAAGACGATGTTCCTGCAGCAACTACTAAGGCCGCAGCACCTGCTGCTGCTTCCGGTAGCCGTGCAGAAGACATCCTTGCGATGATTCGCAATCGTCAGAAGACGGCCTAAATCAGGAGAAGACAAGGGTAGAGTGATCTACCCTTGTCTAACTACTTACACCGTAATACGGAGAACGGGGGAATAGGTGGTCTAGTCCTTGGGAAGTTACAAGCACCTGCTGAAGATTTTAAAGAAGCAATAAGAAACAGCACAGGATACAGGATAATACTATGAAAGAATTTGACCTCGGGCCAAATGGCGAACAAATACCTGTTATAAATGATGGGATAGGTATAGGCTCTTGGTGTGAAATGATGCATCACTATTCCGTCATTGATCACGACAGTAAGTTTAAGGTTTGTCCAGAATGTGTGAGTCCAGACGGACTCTACAAGTCAGTGCAAGCTGATACGTATGCCGAACTACAACAAATGGAGTGGTTAAAGGCTGCAAAGAAAGACATGTCAGAAGGTAAATGGCCTAAAGAATGTTCACTTTGTCACAATAAGGAAGCGAACGGCGTCATTAGCATGAGAGAAAGACACAACCAAGAACACACGGTGCATAAGCTCATCCGAGAAGATTACATCAAAGTAGAACTAGTAGTCGATAACCTGTGCAACGGCGGTTGTCAGATGTGTCATCCGCTCGCTAGTACTAAGGTGGGCGCCCTTTACGATAAGCAAAACTACCCACAGTTTGACAACATGGCAAAGTTTAACTCTTTGCCTCTCGAAAGGCTAACTCGCTTAGACATCATCGGCGGAGAACCTAGTTACAGCGGTATCGCAAAGAACCTGCTCAGGAACCTTCCACCGAGCGTAGTAGGTACAAAGATTATTACTAACGGGTCAAAGTCCTTGTTGCCAGAAATTGCGCCGTTACTTGAAAGAGGAATCGAAATTCGATTACTAGTGTCGTTTGACGGTGTTGGGCCAGTGTACAATTACGTACGATGGCCTGTAGCTTACGAAAAAGTGTTAGCAAGTCTTCGTGAGTATATCGAGTTTAGCAAAAGTTATCCAAACTTTACAATCAGACTACCGATTACAGTTAGTGCACTAAATGTCAATGACATGATTAACATCTTTAACGTAGCAGATGAACTCGGGGTGCCCGGAAACTTTTGCTTTGCGTATTGGCCATTAGAGCTTAATCCGTTGTTTGCAAACGAACTAACGTTACGAGCAAAAAATACTCTTAAAGACAGTACTAATACACAAGTGATAGCGATCCGTAATTTGATTGCAACTAAAGAGAACAACCAATTACAGTTTGATAAGTTTGTTAAAGAGCAAGACGCACTTAGAAAAATTAGCATAAACGATTACATAAAAATTTAGGAGAAACAACATGGGAAAGCCATTCGACATAAGTAAGTTCAGGAAAAGCATTGCTAAGTCTATTGAGGGCTTAGGTATTGGATTCAACGACCCGACAGATTGGGTTAGCACAGGCAACTATGCCTTAAACTATCTCATCAGCGGTGACTTCTTCAAAGGAATTCCGCTCGGTAAGGTAACAGTATTCGCAGGTGAATCAGGTGCAGGCAAGTCCTACATCTGCGCAGGTAACATTATCAAACACGCACAAGACCAGGGTATTTTCCCAATCCTGATCGACACAGAAAACGCACTTGACGAGACCTGGCTGCAGGCTCTTGGTGTTGATACAGCAGACGACAAGCTACTCAAGCTTAGTCTGTGTATGATCGACGATGTAGCAAAGACTATTTCAGAGTTCATGAAAGAATATAAAGCGATGCCGGAAGAAAGTCGTCCTAAGATTCTGTTCGTAATTGACAGCTTAGGTATGTTGCTTACTCCGACAGACGTTAACCAGTTTGAAGCAGGTGATATGAAAGGTGACATGGGTCGCAAACCAAAGGCATTGACGTCGCTAGTACGTAATTCTGTCAACATGTTCGGCAGCTATAATGTCGGTTTAGTCGCAACCAACCACACCTACGCGTCACAAGATATGTTTGATCCAGACGACAAGATTAGCGGTGGACAAGGCTTTATCTATGCTTCATCTATTGTTGTAGCTATGCGTAAGCTGAAGCTAAAAGAAGACACAGACGGCAACAAGACACCGCAAGTAAATGGTATCCGCGCTGCCTGTAAGATTATGAAGACACGCTACGCTAAGCCGTTTGAGTCTGTACAGGTTAAGATCCCTTACACAGAAGGCATGAGCCCTTACTCCGGATTATTTGATTTGTTCGAAGCAAGGCAGTTGCTTGTTAAAGAAGGAAATCGCTACAAATACACACTCGGCGACGGCACCGAGATTAAGCTGTATAAGAAAGAGTACGAGCGCAACGAAGATAGCTGCTTTGACAAGATGATGATTGACGTTACGTCTAACCCAACTAAGCTTACTGGATGGGCCGGACTTGATGAAAAGACGGAAGAGGAAGTTGTTGAATAAATAACACAGCACTTATTCGGAGTTTATCATGATTGATCTTGAAGTATTATCAGAAGCGTACCTTACGTTGAAACAGTACATTCCATCAAAGGACAGGCAAGAAGCCGCCGACAATTTGATGAGTGTACTCGTTGATATGTTAGACGACGAACAACTTAAAGTTGTCGGCGGTGTAGATTCGTACTTAACCAAAGCTGTCAAAGAGTTCGTTGAAGAAGAAGATTACGACGATGATGGCGTAGCTAACTACGACGACGAATGACTACAAGATACGGCGACGTAGTTGCTGACCTTAGCAATCTGCCAGCCTTCATACAGTTCTACGATAACGAGTTATTGACGGCTCGCACCGACGCAGTTATACACGGCATAGTTGAAAAGAACATCGCAGCCTTGCCGGGTATAACTGAGCACCGTTTTAACCAGTTACAAGAGATCGAGGCGCTGCTGAGGTACATGGAACTTCAGTTGCGCAAACTACGCAGGAAGCATTTCCAGAAATATTTAGAAGGATACGCCAGAGCCCTTACTTCGCGCGATGCTGAAAAGTACACAGAAGGTGAAGATGAAGTAATCGACTACGAATGCCTGATGAACGAAGTTGCGCTTATCCGCAACAAGTATCTAGGCATACTAAAAGCACTAGAGCAGAAGTCCTTTATGCTAGGACACATTACACGACTCCGCGCAGCAGGAATGGAGGACTTGACTCTGTAAGTAGGATAAATACATCTACTATGAGAGACCTTTTAAACATTATCGACAACCCTACTTTGCTAACAGAAGATGTAGGATTAGCAAACAGGAAAAACGGACAAGTATTCACAAACAAAGAAGGGGACATGATAACCTTCCAAGGGTTAGCATTTTTCCCTAACGTAGGACAGTTTCCTAGCACCGAAGATATGGAAACGCTCGTTCAGAATATTGAGCGTAAAGGTGGTCCGATTGAGTTTGTAAATGGTAAGAATGCTGGTATGTTAGCATTTGGAGTATCGACGTTTAAAGACGAGAACGGAAAGATTCTTCGCTTCGGTCGTTACTTTAAAGCAATCAACAGCGTCTTCACCCTGAACAAATGGAAGAACAGCGACCTACCGCACGGGTTTGCTTATTCTAGTAAAGCCGCAGTTAAGATGACTTCCGGTATGATGCCGCAAGACGTTCTTGCTTTCCCAAACAAGCAAACGATTGAACAAGTTCTAAGTCAGGTTGCTACGCACTTTGGACCAACGCATCCACTCACCCATTTAACTAACGGGATCAGCAAAGGACAGCCTCTACCGATTTCCGTTGATGTTTCTGGTTACCCTGACCTAAGCTTCGAGGCTTTTAGAGATTACTTCTGCGAAATCCTTCAACCTATCGCTGTTATCAATGGCCAAGCTAACGGCAATGCTGCTGAAGCAGAAGAAATATTTTTTGGCAAAGGTGGCTTCCAGTCAGCGAAAATTACGTTCGACGATGGTAAGAACACAGGACTGTTTGACAGCCTCTTAGTCAATCCGCAAGGTAAGATTATTAAAATTAGCACTAAAGGCAAAGGCGGTGCTAAGGCAAGTATTAAGAACTTAGTTGATGCTGTTAAAGACTTAAAAGAAGCAGGCAAGGTCGACCTGCTTAGAGAATACAAAGACGTAGTTAAAATCATTAACACAATCGTTGAAAACGGTATGGTAGATGGCCCGTTAGAACTAGCACAAGAGTTTGGGATCATCTCAGGTAAAGAAGCAAATACAGTTAGGTCAATGAGAACCGAGCAAGTAAGCCTAACACGCAGGCTACAGAAGATATACGACGAACGGGCCGACGCATCAAAAGGAGCAGATAAGATTGTTCCCTTCTACAATATGCTAGCAGGTATCGCTTATACAGTAGCCGATTACATTAACGAAAACACTAACTTCGGTTCGGCAGCAGCAGATATTCTAAACCAAAGTGCTCTTATTCAAGTAAACACAGCAGCAAGACACGACGTTAAGAACAACTTGTATATCTTAGATTCCTTTACTGCGACTTACCCATCTACTGCGTATGCTGACATAAAGTTCTCAGCAAGTAAGACATACTTCAGTAGCGGATGTAAAGGCAACTTTACTTTTAAGATTAACAACAATAAAGAAGAAACAGTAGACGCAGCACCGCAACAATCGTTGGCTGACATTGACCAAGACACAGAAGAAAAGGTAAAAGCAGCCATAGCACCGCGTGTTAAGATAGCACCTCCGGGGTCAGTAAATCGTAAGATGAAGGCACCCCCAGAGCCCGAAATGAGGGCAAAGAAATGAACACTGAAAATAAGGCAAGAGAGCTTCTGTCAGAGTGGAGAACGTACAGAGGAATCCATTACAGTCAAAAGACTGACTTTGGGCCAGCAGTTGACATTGAGATAGAAAAATCAGCTTGTCAACAACTTGCTGAAGATGTAATGCATGAGTTGTTAAAACCTGAAGTGTCGGAGTCCGAACTAAGCTTCCGCACACGATCTCTCGAAGACCATTTACGCATTTACAAAGACAGAATAACGTTTGAGCTACTAAAGAACGGCAACTCAGATAAATACTGAATGAAGAATTTACTAGAAGAATTTGAGCTGGCCTTAGATGAAGGGATACACGATCCCCATATTTTTAAGGCCATCTTTATGGCCGGCCCGCCAGGAGCAGGTAAAAACAGAGTAATCCAAGACTTAGGTCTAAGTGCTACTGGACTAAAACTGTTAGACATCGACAAAACTCTGTCTTACTTATCTAAGAATCAACCCCTTGCTAATCCAGACTACAAGCGAGGACTAGACGTCACAATGAAGCGACTTCCTGGACTCCAGAAAGAAATGCTAGGATTACTTATTAATACGACAGGTAGAGACTACGAGCCGTTAATGTCGTTAAACAAACAACTAAAGCAAGTAGGATACGATACATTTATGTTGTTCGTTGATGTTAATTACGATGTAGCATTTCATCGAATTAAAGATCGACCTAAACATGCTACTGATCCGGCCGATAAAAGAGAAGTAGATTTTGACTACTTTGAAAAAGCTTACGATAGCGCAAAAGAAAACGCAGAGTTTTATGCGTTGATGTTTAGTAACCAGTTTTCGTACATCACTAATAACGTTATGGACGACGCTTTAGTTACTGAAGACGAAGAGACAACGTCAGAGTATCAACAGTCGTTGCTTATTGCTTCCAAAAAGGTAAACAGGTTCCTAAAGAAACCACTTACGCCAACGGCGCAAGAAATTATTGCTAAGGTTTCTTCTTCTTCGGCTTAGGCGGTATAAAGAACGTTTCTAACGCCGCTCTGTATTCCCCAGCATCCACAGCAATATACTCACCGAATATACAAATTTCGTAACCTGACTTCATCGCAGCAGGCAGATTCTCTTTTGTGAATCCCCAGCTCTTGATAACTCCCTGTGCTGTTTTCAATTCTTTGTTTTTGTCGCTTTTGCCAGATTGGACACTAGCAAGCTTTTTAGCTAGTTGACCATGCCAGTCACCCATATACTTGGAAAACTTAGGATAGGCTTTTATAAATTCTAACTGTGCTGTTGCGTTCTTTACGAACACTTTCTCCATCTCAGATATAGTGTAGTCGTACGAATCAATATAATCCCAGTTGTTCCCGGAACTTTTAAGTAATTTAAATGCTGGGTGTTTCTCCATTTCGGCTGCTGCTGCTTTTGCCTTTTTAATTCCTTCCTTGTTGTCGTCATCATAATAGTCGACGTTCATAAATCCTGCTACCGTTTCGACTAACTCTTCGTGATCTTCTAACCAGTAATGATTGTCCGGAGTGTAGGTGTAGTCGTTGAGATCTTCCCACACGTCGCTACTATCTTCTCCACCTACATCTGACGCCTGGTGTAATACTACGTCAGCATGTTTCGTTGACCAAGTAAAGCTAAACCCGTTCTTAGGAAAAATAGCATAAACGTCACCATATCCACTGGCTTGGTGAAAGTCAGATGAAGTGAATATGCTGTTGCCTCGCAATGCTTTAAATCCTAATAACTTTAAGTGCGCGTCTAATACCTTCTGTGCTTCTGCGCTAGAGTCTTTCGGTTCTCGGTCATCTCTCGGGCGACCTACAAAGATAGGTTGGCTTGAACCTTCTTGGCCACGATACAATAGTTTCCTTACTGACCTAGCATCCGCAAGAAACTGGCTACAATGCTTTTCTATGTAAGAGAAATACTTTAAGGTCTTCCCGTCAATTCCAGCTAGTCTTTCTTGCTCGTCTTCAACATTACTCTTTGCTGCCCTTGCTTTATTTTGCGCGTTTATTAATCGCTTTATCTCTGCTTCATAGTCGGCAATCTTTTTCTTTAGTTCTGCTGCCTTGGCTTTAGCTTCAGGACTTGGTAGAAACGATTGCGCAGCAGTTGATAACGGAACGTCTGGCAACCCAAGCTTTACTGTCTGTCCAGGTTTAAGATCAGTCGCTGGCTTTTTTGGACCAGCAGGTTTCTTAGGTCCTAGCTTTTTAACATTACTAACTGCCTTCATTGAATTTAGCGACTTCAGAAAAGCAGCTGGATTATTCATCCATTGGTTTAACAGAGCGTTAATTTCTGCTCCACTCGGGGTTGGTTCTCCCATGACTGATTTAAAATATTTTTTGACTAACGCAAGAGTCGGTTTTTGGGCAGATGGCATGTTGACAAGGTTCCGTTTCTAATGTAGTATTTATACTTTACAGTGAATTGATCGTTTTGAAGCGCAAATCACCCATATTTTTACTTTTGGCTAAATAAATGTAAGAAAAAGAAAATAACACTTGACAGGTGGACTAAATAAATGTACACTTGTATTTGTAGCATAAATAAATTTAACAGAGAATACCAAAGCAAATGATCACAAGACAACCAACTGCTATATGTTTCCATACATCGGCCATGTCCTATGACGTGTCACCTTTATGGTCAAACATTGGGCAAGACAGTCTAGTAGGTAAAAATGATCGTAGAAGTGAAACAGAGCAATGCCCGGGGAGGGCGGAAATGTAACAACGCAACAACGCAAGATTCCAAAACCCCGGGGACTTAGAAATAAGACCGGGGTTTTTGCTTTATAGAACAAGAGGTTACAAAAAGTTTAAAAAGTAGTTGACTTTTCCGCAAAAGGCTGTATAATGTGTTCTGTAGTAAGTAATACGTAACGAAGAACACGAAGTACAGCAGAAAAAGATGTAGAAAGTGGTTGACAAGTAGCAAAAAGGCTGTATAATGTGTTCATACTTAGCAATAAGGAGAACGCAAAAATAAAGCAGATGTAGAAAGTTGTAGGACTGTGTTAAAATGAGGTAACGTAGACCTCGGAGCGCACAGACAAAACATGCTTCGAAAGGGCGGATCTGGGGATGGCTTACTCTTATGTGAGTAAAAAAATCCAGAGATATTTAAGAGTTTAGAGTTGGTCCCGCCATCATGTAATTACATGAGAGCGGAGGGTTAAACCTAGCCAAAGGATGAGCTCTTAAATATTAGCATTCGAAAGAGTGCTTCAAATCTTTAGGCGTGGCAGCGACCCCATAACGGCGCCGGCCACTCCGCCCGTAGCATAACCCTAGCAGCAATGGAGGTTAGATTATGAAGTGGCATCGAACTTAAGGATGGTCCGGTAGTCGCGCATGGACCGTACACTAGCGCGGCCAGTACAAGGAGTCCGTAACTTGTACTGATAGAAACATAACGCTGTGGCTAACAATAAGAAGAGGGCGTAGCGGACTGTATTTTTAAACAGACTATTCCTTAAGGCAATATGAATATGGTCTTGCCGCCAGTCTGTTTAAAAATACAAAGGTTTGTCGGAAACGTATTTCGGTCTCGTCGGGAGGCGTATCTGAGATACGCGGATCAGATAGTAGCGGGCGGTGCCATAGAGCGCGCCGAAAGTGCTGGTGAGATAATATCAAGGCAGAGAACACGTTCCTGGGAATTCAGACAATTCAATTAGGCGTCTAAAAACGCTCCGGGTCCTTGGTACCTAATCTTGAGAGGGATTAAAACCAAGAAGAATATTGCTGTTATAGACTGTTATGGAGACAGGGAAGCCTGTAAAGCTTTCGCCCCAAGGGCCAGCTGGGTTCGATTCCTAGTAGCAGCACCAAATATTGCGGGGTCTCACATGGTGTGTCTGACGGGAGTCATGACCCAGAGGAGAATGCGAAAATACGGTAGCAATGCCGTAGGGTTCGAATCCCACGCCCTGCACCAAGTTTGAGGTTGTTTGACTGCGTCGCTAAACGTGGTCGGGCAATTTGATGTGATGTAACGGTAGCATGGGCGGGGGAGTACTTATTTGAAAAGTGTTAGCGCACGAAGTAGGGTGACGAAAGCCTGCTGGATCAGGTTCGATTCCTGACATTCTTAACTCAATTCAAATGCTGTTCTCTGTTATGAGAGCAGGGCTAGCAGGAGTACCGTGGCTAGCACAAACAATGGGCTGGTAGTGATAGAGGGCTACACGTCGCACTTGCAATGCGAAGATCGGGGATCGTTACCCCGCTGGTCCACCATGTAATAAACTAGCCGGTCAGTCTAGTTCTACTGACAAATCGCGTGACTCGAAAGAGCTGGTGCGACGCGACATACTCACTGAATGTGCCTAGTGTGAGCCCGAACCTATGCTTGGTGATTTGCGGAAATCATCCGTCCAATGAGTAACAAGACGAGAAAAGGTGACTCACCTATTCGCAACAACCAAGGAGCAGCAAAATGTCCAAGAGCAAGAACAAGGCTTTCTGGAAGCGCATTCTTCGCAAGCGTTTCAACCGCGGCCTGCTTGATGGCTACAGCAAGATGATTGGCCGCTACTGCCGTTTCAACTACGGTGGCGGCATCTAAAACTTGAGTCGTGGCAAGTATAGCCCACGAACGGTAGTGGAACCCGAGTGCGACCCAAGAAGGTCGCGGCGTGAATGAGCATCCTGGACTAACAAGGGACTGCAAGGAAACCACAGGCGCAACTGCGTCACTTAGTGTAGGAGGGTTTGCTTGCTCCCGCCCATCAGTGCTTGATGGAGATATGCAAAAGTAAGTCGCTTTACTGGACGCTATGTGTCGGTGATGAATTCCGACTTAACGACTGTGCGGTGATACCTTGGCCGGAGTAACTGTGCAGAGACGCTCGATCGAGCAGATTCGTGATAGAAATGACTTAGCCAGTCGGTCCTGATGTAAACTCAGGGTTGTCCAGCAAGAAGATTTTTGTTTCAGATTTTAAGGGCAAAGTGCATGGTGCAATGAAAGAGGGTGCCATGAGCGGCGGAACTTTGAAAGTAGCCTTTCTACCGACCAACCGCACCGCTGTACTGAATCAGCGATGAAAATGACTACACAGAATTTAGAATTTAAGGGCGGCTTGACGTCCTTAAGAATAAGCGTGGTGACATGCCCAAACTGTCACACGCAAACTGATACCTTTGCTGGTAGAAGTTGTAAAAAGAATATGGCCTAGAAGTGTTCATGGACGCATACTTGCCTGTCACGCAAGAGGAGTCGGGATCGTTACCCGCCTAGGTCGCCAAATTTGCTGAAACATATCTGTGGCTAGGATCGCAACCTGCCTGCTAATATGCGGATCAGAAAAACCTGACCACCGGAGGGTGACGCAGGGTTTCGGCATTCAAATATGTTCCGTTAGTTCAATGGTAGAACAAGACACTCCAAACGTCTTGACGTGGGTTCGATTCCTACACGGTTCGCCAAACAATGGTGTGGCTAGTTCAGTGGCAGAATATCCGTCTGTGAAACGGAGGACCAGGGTTCGATTCCCGGCTTCACCCACAAAGTAGATTTTGCATAAATATAAGTAAGGAGGACTTTATGTTCTATTACTTGTATGAGATCAGAAACAATCTGAATGGCAAAATTTACGTAGGGGTTCATAAAACCAAGTCAATGGATGATGGTTATATGGGCTCTGGGAAAGTGATTCGTAGTGCTATCACAAAGTACGGAATTGCGAATTTCACTAAAGTCATATTGGAGCAGTTCGACGATTCGGCTGCTATGTATGCAAGAGAAAAAGAAATAGTGACAGATGAGTTTTTATTGCGTGAAGATGTGTATAATTTACGTCGAGGTGGCTTTGGCGGGTTTGAGTATATCATTCGTAATAACTTAGATCAACCAAGTAAAGGTGGTAAGCTAGGCAACCTTTCGATGAAAAACAAATCTGAAGAATGGTGGAAAATTAAGAATGACCGAATAAGTGTTTCTTTGAGAACTGCTTATGAGAATGGCCAAGTTGTTCGTGGAGCATTTTCGCCTGACGGATTAAAAGAAATGCGGTTACGTGCAAGCTCCCCAGAGGCTATTCTTAAAAGAAAACAAACTTTCAAAGAGATCGGACATCAGCAAGGTGAAAAGAATTCCAACTATGGAACGATGTGGATCACAAACGAAACAGAGAACAAAAAGATAAAGAAAACCGATCTTGTTCCTGAGGGCTGGAGAACAGGACGTAAGATTAAGAAATAACGCGAGCGTGGAGAAATCGGTATATTCAGGAGACTTAAAATCTCCCGCCTTTGGGCATGTGGGTTCGAGTCCCACCGCTCGCACCAGAAGAATTGTCCTGTAGCTCAATGGTAGAGCAATCGGCCGATAACCGATCGACTGTAAGGTTCGATTCCTTCCGGGACAACCAAAGATGTGTTGCAACTAATGTCGGTGCTCCCGTTCTCCCGACTTAAAATGATCGAAAGATAATAACGGGGCCAAACAATAGCGGCTTCTGATAGTCAGACTCCAGGCTTATAAAATCTGAATTTATATAAATAATAGTAGAGGAGATACTACTATTATGGTTATTTGTAAATTTTGTGAGAAAGAAACCCCGACCATCCATCATCAAATTCGATGTTCATCGAATCCAGATAGAAAAATGAAAAAGTGGACGGATGAAGCGAGAAAAGCGCAAAGTGAAATAAGTAAAATGCAGCAATGGACTGACGAAAAGAGAAAAGCACATTCTGTAAAAATGAAGAAAATAGTTGAGGCTAATCCAGATTCATATTCTAAGAACAATGTATCTGGTAGAGTAAAGATATATGAGGTTAAATCATCAACTGGATTAACAAAAGTTAAAGGTCGTTGGGAGTTATCAGTAGCGAATTGGTTAAACGAAAATAATGTAAGATGGACAAACGACATTAAACCGTATAGTTACTTTTGGAATAATGGATGGCACTTATATTTTCCAGACTTTTACCTAATAGATTCAGACATACTCATTGAAGTTAAAGGGTATGAGAGAGAACGAGATAGATGTAAATGGGGATCAGTGGATAAAAAGCTGATCATTATTAAACAGAAAGAAATTGACAATTTAGATCAAAATTTGCGGATTAGGGAAGTGGTCATCCCGCTAGGCTCATAACCTGGAGACCGTTGGTTCGAATCCATCATCCGCTTCCAAATATATCGCGTTGGCGTTTCTGGGTAGACCGACAGGCCTTCAACCTGTAGAGACGAGTTCGATTCTCGTACGCGATACCAAGTTTTACCATCATCGACTAACGGCTTAGGTCGCTTGCCCCTCAAGCAGGAGATACCAGTTCAAATCTGGTTGGTGGTTCCAGATTTATGTGTGTACGGCGATACCCTATGTGATGCGATCTAATCTCAGACCCGATTGCATGTACTCGATGGCCGTAGCAGTTCGTGGCAGCACGAATTAGCACTTACCTCTGAGAAGGCGGTGCAGTAAATAAAGATTATATTCCGTTAGACATCTGGTGAGGTCAGTAGCCTTTCAAGCTACCTAGAGGGGATCGTAACCCCTACGGAATACCAGTTTCATCGGCGTGTAGCGCAGTGATTTAGCGCATCTGGCATAAATAAATGTATGAAGACATGTAATTATTGCTCCGCAGAACACGATTTACCTGGCAAATCCTGTAGGGTTTGTAAAGATGGCTTACACAGGTACGGAATGACCCGCGTTGAACAGGTTAAACTGTTTGAATCGCAGGGAAAGAAATGTTGCTTGTGCGACACCGAGTTAGAGATGTTTGTTGGACACAAGGGCGGCTTCGTTGATCACGATCACGAAACTAACCAAGTGCGCGGCATCCTATGTAACAGGTGTAACACGGTAGTAGGCGGCATAGAGAATCACAGCAACTTAGAAAAGTTGCTGAAGTACTTAAATATCCGAGATTAGGTCAGCCTGGTAGACCGCCTGCTTTGGGAGCAGGATGTCGGGAGTTCGAATCTCTCATCTCGGACCAATCATAGGCATATAAGGTTCGAATCCTTGTACGCCGACCAAGATTATCTCTGTGTGGGCCAAAGGTTGGTCACCTGTTTTGGGAACAGGGCTGTAATGGCATATGTAGGTTCGAGTCCTACCGCAGAGACCAGTTTTAACCGCCATTCAATGGCAGGACAGACGCACAAGAGTTAGATAACATATCCTTGTCCTGGGACAGTTATCCTTTAGTGAAGTGACGACCACTAACAGTATCAGTCATATCTCCGGTTAAATCAATGGTAGACTAGGTGGCCTGGAACCACAAGACGAAGGTTCGATTCCTTCACCGGTGACCAAAATATGCATTTTGAATAAATATTCAAAAGGGTACAATATGAAATTAAGCGGCATAGTCAAAATTGACACTCAACATTCGATGTTGTTTAGCGCCATTAAGGATGCACGTATGCTTGTAGAGGCCGACCAGTTTGATGCCCTACTAACTCTCCTTGGTAAGTTGGAAGCGTACATTGGCTTTCACTTCCGAGACGAAGAGCAATTTATGCGGGACAATAACGTTTCTGGATACGATGAGCACGTAATTTGCCATCGACGATTTAGAGATTCAGTGCAACAGCATATTGCGGAACTCGAAAAAACAGGAGAACCTTCCTTCGAGATCCTTACTTTTGCAGAGGATTGGTTAATTAATCATATTAACGTTGAAGCAGTATTGTTTCAGCAATACGTAAAACATTAAAAGATACGCCTCGGTGGTGGAACTGGAATACACTCTGGTCTTAGAAGCCAGCGCCGAAAGGATTGTGAGTTCGACTCTCACCCGAGGCACCACAAATTTGCGCATGTGATGGAATTGGTAGTCTTCCCGTCCTCAGAAGTCGGGGTCCGAAAGGGCGTGTCGGTTCGAACCCGACCTTGCGCACCAAACAAAATGCTTCGTTAGCTCAATGGTAGATCGCGACACTGTCAATGTCGAGGTAGTGGGTTCGATTCCCATACGAGGCGCCAAAACAACAATGCCCGTGTACGCAATTTGGAAAAGCGGCTCTCCTCAAAAGGGAGTGATTTTGTCGGTTCGACTCCGACCCCGGGTACCAAACAATACGCAACCGTGGCTTATGTGGTCTGAGCGCCTGCCTGAAGAGCAGGATATCTCCGTTCGATTCGGGGCGGTTGCACCAAACAAAACGGAAGTGTGGCGGAGCCTGGCTGAACGCGCCAGTCTTGAAAACTGGAGGCCCCGCAAGGGGTTCGTGAGTTCGAATCTCACCGCTTCCACCAAACAATGCCGGGAAGCAGTAAGCTACTGCGGGAACAGAAGATCTCCCTCGCTGAGTGACGTCCCAGACGGCGGAGTTTCAACGGTTGTTAGACCTTTTGTGAAACAAAGGCTTGCGGGTTCGACTCCCGCCACCGGCACCAAACATATTGACCGTAAAAGCGAGCAAGGTGCATACGCGATCCGCTGTTAACGGATACTAGGTAGGTTCGATTCCTACACGGTCAGCCAGACAAAGAAGTATCTGTTCCCTAATAGCTCAGCGGTAGAGTAGGTGACTGACACGAAACATCCTTCTAGGAGGGTGTTTAAGTTAATCACTTGGTCCGTGGTTCGATCCCACGTTGGGGAGCCAAAAATTTAGTCCTGTATTTCAATGGGAGACTGCTTGCTTGATAGGCGAGAGACGATGGTTCGATTCCATCCAGGACCACCAGTAACCGGAGAAGATGCCCTACGGTGGGGCACTCATTCTGTCTTAGAATGTTTTCAGCAAAAATTAAACTAATTGGTTCGATTCCAATCTTCTCCACCAAACAATTAGCCATGACATGAAATGTTTTTCATACTGTTTTTACATGACAGTTTAGTGGGTCAGATTCCCAACTAGGCCACCAAAACATCCTCGCTAATGGAATAGCACTGAGTTTGCGAAACTTGGTTGACAGGTTCGATTCCTGTCGAGGGTGCCAAACATGGATGTGTAGGAAAATTGGTAACCCCAGGAGACTGTAAATCTTCCGCCTCTGGCACTGTTGGTTCAAGTCCAACCGCATCCACCAATTATAAGTTTAACGCAGCATTCACTAAGTGATAAATAAATTACATGCGTGGTTCGTTTAATGGTAGGACCTAACGTTGCCAACGTTAAGATGGGAGTTCGATTCTCCCACCCCGCACCAAGTTTCGCCCTCTTAGCTCATCCGGTAGAGCAGCGGTTTTGTAAACCGCAGGTGGTCTGTTCGAGTCAGACAGAGGGCACCAGAATTTCCTAGAGCCAGATGGAGAGGCAGGTGCCTGCAAAACATTTTAAGCGGTTCGATTCCGCATAGGAAATCCAAGTTACGCCCGTGTGGTAAATGCAAATTGGCACAGCTACTTGATTTATATAAATAAACATATACCAATTAAAAGGGAATGTTTATGAATAAGAGAGGGCCAAAGCCAGCAGACCAAATAATTACCGACGAGTTATGCTCATATGGATGTGGTCAAACTGCACAGTATCAGAATCGAACCGGGAAAAAGATGTGCTGTTCTTCTTCAACTAAATGCCCGGCCAACAAACAAAAGAATAGCCAGCAAGTAGCTAAATGCCATGCGGAAGGGCGGCATGTTGGCTTCTCTAAGTCAAACCGTTCATGGGCAAAGGGGCTAACTAAAGAAAATGATCCTCGAATTAAGAAACATGCAGATACAAAACGAGGGAAAAGAAAAACCACAGATGAAGAAGTGCTAAGGAAGATTATCTATCGAGAACAATGCCAGTTTAACTTATCTGGCATAATTGACAAGATTGAGGGGTATTCGCTATTGGTTGAACATGGAATGTATAGCAATGGCTACAGACCAAATTTTGCCGGAGTTGTAAGAGATCATGTTGTATCTGTCATTTATGGTTATGATAATAATATTGACCCTAAGATAATTTCGCATCCTGCCAATTGCAGGTTTATTTTGCATTTAGATAACGCAAGAAAAGGACGACGGTGCGCTGTGTCCTTAGATGAATTACAGAAAAGAATTGAAAATTGGGAACGTGACGGAAATCGGTAAACCTAAAACGTTGAGAACGTTTTGCTTGTGAGTTCGAATCTCATCGTTCCCACCAAGACTTTTGTCGGTTCGAGTCCGACCATGGGCACCAAACAATTTAACGGAGAGGTCGGGTAATGGTATCTCAGCAGATTGCTAATCTGCCGCCCTGCAAGGGGTATCTGGGTTCGAGTCCCAGTCTCTCCGCCAAACAACGCCCTATTATTTCAATGGTAGACTGCCTGTTTTGTAATCAGGATACGTGGGTTCGATTCCTACATAGGGCTCCAAGCTTAGAATAAATATCATGATAACTGGAGAATTAAGTGAGCACATTTTTTGGATATCATGCTATGTTTGATTGCGCTGGGTGCGACAAAGATGCCGTGCGCAGCAAAGATGCAATCGCAGCATTTATTAAAGACGTAATTGTAAAAATTGACATGGTCGCAGTTGGCGAACCAATTATCGAATACTTGTGCGAAGGTGATCCGAAAGAAGGATACAGTTTCGTGCAGCTAATTTCAACAAGCAATATAACAGGTCACTTGATGAACACTGGTGAAGTGTACATTGACATATTCAGTTGTAAGAATTTTGACCCGAAGGTTGCTGAACAATGCATTAAAGACTTTTGCAATCCTGCAAAGATCCGTCCAAACTTTTTAATACGGGACGCAGGATAGCATGTTAGGCATTCCTAACTTAGATAAGTTAGTAGAGGAGATAGAAAAGCTAAACATGTGGATGGCCATGCTGAACGGCTTCCCTGCTACAACTGATCCTAAGAAATTGCCGCACGATAAGTTTAAAGTAAAATACAAAGATGTTGTTCATCCTGCTTCGATTGCTGAATTAATTGAGGCGTTGAATAAACTGTCTGCCAAGAAATAATCTCCGGTGAGGTGTATTGGATGCATCTTTCGCTTCGAACGAAAAGGAACGGTTCGATTCCGGCACCGGGGACCAGTTACTTAGAAACCGGACCAGCGGGCACTTGGGACTGACTGGCATTAACGTGAGCCTACTTATGTGCAGGTTAGTATATGACTGCTAGGAACTCATCCAGAAGGGCGATCAGCTTTCGATCTAGAGCCGAGACGGACGGCAGAGCAAGAATTTAAGTTTTAGGATACCTACAGCACCTTACAAAATTCAACTTTTAATTGAAAAACCAATGTGTATCCTGTTTTACAAATGCGGCCTTGGCCTAATGGTTGGGCACTAGTCTTCCAAACTAGCGTGGCGAAAGCCCAGATGAGAGTTCGATTCTCTCAGGTCGCTCCAGAATAATGCCCGGGTAGCTGAGAGGTTCTAGCGCCCTCCTTACAAGTGGGAGTATGTCAGTTCGAGTCTGACCCTGGGTACCAAATTATTCTCCACGCTGATGGAGCAGCGGCGAGGTTTCTACCCTTGCTTGTGGGAGTTCGATTCTCTCCGTGGAGGCCAAGCTTTGGGGTTTATGGTAGTCAATGATAGCGCAGCTGGCCAGCGATGGGAGCGGCAAATCGATGTGCTTAACTCATAAGTCGATAGCATTGATGTGGTTCGATTCCACGCTCCATCGTAACATATGGTCCTCAGCTCTGGGAAGCGGACGAGTTTTATAAACTTGTGAGAACTGCTAGATAGGCGGTGACGGGAGGGTTCGATACCCTCGGGGACTACCAAAGTTTTATTAGCAGCAGATTTACAGCAGATAAATAAATTTAACGCGGCATTAGTATAATGGTATTATGACAGCCTTCCAAGCTGATGACGTCAGTTCGATTCTGACATGCCGCTCCAGAACAAGTAGCAGATTTAAATTTGGGGGTGTGATGTAATGGGAGCCTGGAAGCTTTGCAAGCTTTTCGTGAGAGTTCGATTCTCTCCACCTCCACCAAACAAGTACCAAGAATACCAAGGACGAGTATGCTAGATATTTTTTTGTTTCTGTTATTACTATCGGGTTCGTTTGCGACACTAATAGGTTTGGTAACTATAGTGTTTGTTTTCGTTAAAGGTAAGAAAGACCCAATGGATAGCAGCAACAGAATCAATCATATTCGTTTGTGGTGGTTTGTACTTTCTAGGCCAGAGCTCTTTACTAAAGAGTTTCCGTGGTTAAAGAATGACGAACTTGACAATATGAAGTAATAGGTGCTGCGTGGATGTCTCTAGTGAGAGAAGAGTTGCGCAGTAGAAGCATAAGACGAATCAACCCGCTAGATACTGAATCTAGTCGCAGGCACTAAGACTGCCAGACTTATCCTTGTATCACTTCATACAACGCGTCGCAAGCTCTAAGCGGGTGTAGTTCAATGGTAGAATAGCTGGCTCTTACCCAGTCCACCTAGGTTCGATTCCTAGTACCCGCACCAAATTCGCTCCTTTAGGTTAAATACTTTATCTAAAGGAGCACGACATGAATTTTATTGTAGCCTGGGTTATAGCAATGACATCGCCGGCAATACCTGATTATATTTTTATGAGTGTGTTCTTTAATTCAGAACAAGAATGTCAGGCAGCATTGGCACAAGTAGAAGCAGAGAAACCAATTACAACGTCATGTGAAAAAGTGGGAGTATGGACTCCTAAGAAACCAACAGATGTATAACTAATGAAAAGAGATAATAATGTATTGTGTATACTGGACGAGAGTTCTTCCAGATGATGACCATTGGCCGTGTGCGGCTATCGTGCATGACTTAAAGACCGCGCTAAACAAGTGCGAGTCACTACGCAACGAAGAAGGTGTTCGTTTCGTGACAATGGTGTCTGAGAACCCAAACAGCGTAGGTAAGCCAGGTGTTGATGTAACTGGCCCAGATTACAACTGGACAAAGCGTAGAACAACGGAACTCAGATTTCCGAAAGAATAAAATTTGGGGGTATCGTCCAGTGGTAGGACATCTGGCTTTTAACCAGTCAACCTGAGTCCGATTCTCAGTGCCCCCACCAAACACAGCAAATGTACCAGAGCCAAAGTGATCATATGAGAGTAGCGAGACCTCTTTGATCCGACTTGGGTATATAGGGTCGCTCCTAGCTGTACGAACAATGTTGGGGAGTAGTATAATGGCAGTACAGAAGACTCTGACTCTTCAAGTTACGGTTCGATCCCGTACTCCCCTGCCAAGAATATAGCCTTGAAATCGACTGGATCAGATACTGCTCTTTGAAAGCAGGTAAGGTGGTTCAATTCCACCCAGGGCTTCCAAACAATTGTCTAGTAGTGTAAGAGATCAGCATACCCCAGCGCAAGGGTGGATAGAGGTGCGAGTCCTCACTAGACAGCCAAATATTTGTTTCCGTCACGACCCCTTAAGGTACGGATGGCCACCGAGGTCTATCGTGAGTGATCATAGCGACGATTTGGATGGTGACGATAGGACGGAGTAATTACCAGACTATCAGCGAAACAATAAACACTCTCCCTGACAGGCGGAGTACGTTTATGATGATTGTCTGTCAAAGAACATTCCCTCTCAAGCTAATCTAGTGAAAGCGACGGACTGAAAATCCGTAGAGGTTGGAGCGTAACCAACGGGAGGGACCAAACATAGAAAGGAGCAGAGATGAGTAAAGTTGAAAAGAAGAAGATTCGATTGCAAGAACAACTCGCTGCTTCTGAGGCAGAATTGCTAAATGCTTTAACCAAAAAGAAACACGGTGCGGCAGAAGTTAGTGTTCCAACATTAACTGAACGAATCAAGAAACTAAAGGCAGAAATTGCGGCCTTGAAATAAACAATGGAAGTGCTATCGTCTCGGAGCGCGACACAGCCTTGAAAGCTGTTTGACCCTGAAAGGGGTTAGGGGGTTCGAATCCGCCCACTTCCGCCAGAAATCGACTAGAGCTAAACCACCCAACGGTGGTCACTGAGCATCAATACTAGTGCTGCATAATCGTAAGCAGACAGAATTTGGAAGGTAGGTGTGCTGGGCATTAACTAGTTTCGAAAGCTGGCCTGTCCGAAAGGGCAATGGTTCGAGTCCATTATTCTCCTCACAAGAGTAGATTTTGCATAAATACTTGTAAGGAGGACATTATGTTCTATTACTTGTATGAAATCAGAAACAATCTGAATGGCAAAATTTACGTAGGAGTGCATAAGACCAAGTCTATGGACGATGGTTATATGGGCTCTGGAAAAGTCATTCGATCCGCAATGAAGAAGTACGGGATCGAAAACTTTACGAAGACGATACTTGAGCAGTTCGATGATTCGGCTGCTATGTTCGCTCGTGAAAAAGAAGTGGTAACAGATGAGTTTCTATTGAGAGAAGATGTGTATAATTTACGTCGAGGTGGATTTGGTGGGTTCGATTACATTAACTCTAATAACTTGTCAACCAGGAAAGTTGGGTGGAACGATCTAGATCGAGAAAAAGCAGAAATTGCAAGGAAAAGTTTAGATTGGCACAAGATACACAAAAACAGATTTGAAAAAGTGTCGTATGAGACACGGTTGTCTTGGAATACAAACGGTAGAATTGAAGCGAATTCGGAGTCTACCAAATTAAAGCGTATTAATACATACAAAGAAATTGGTCATCAACAAGGTGACAAAAATTCGCAATCAGGAACAATATGGATTACGAATGAAATAGAAAGCAAGAAGATAAAAAAAATTGATCCTATTCCTGACGGTTGGAGGAAAGGTCGCAGAACATTAGTCCATTAGTTCACTGGTTAGAACAGTGCGTCGACATCGCACAGAAGGCGGCTCGAATCCGTCATGGACTACCAAACAATTG